CACCTTTCAGCGCGTTCGGAATGAAGTTGAGCAATGCTCCACCGAATCCCTTGATGATGTCCCATGCAGCACCGATGATATTAGGAATACCAGTAATCAATGACGTTGCGAGTTGTACGATCAATTGCAAACCGGCCATGGCTAGTTGTGGCAAGGCTTGGGCAAGCCCCATGATAAGCTGACCGATAATCTGCATACCAGATTGAGTGATCTGTGGTAAGGCACTAATAAGTCCTTGGACAAGTGCAACAATAAGTTGAATACCGCCTTGTAAAATCATCGGCAAGTTTGAAAGAATCGTCTGAATGAATCCGACAATGACTTGTGTCGCAATTTGGATGATCGTTGGCAAGGCTTGAATGATACCTTGGACGACATTCATCAAAATTTGAATCCCTTGTTCAAGAATTGACGGGAAGTTAGCTTGTAAGTTTGTGATGAAGTTCGTCGCGATCTGTTGTACTGTCGCGAGCAATTGTGGCATATTTTGTAAAATACCATTCGTCACGTTGACAAGTAATTCCATCCCAATCGATAGCAATCGTGGCAAGGCTTGTAATAATGTATCAACGAATGATCCGATGACGGTTATTGCTGACGAGATCAGCGAGCCCGCATTTTGGCCCACGCCTTGGACAAGGCTTGAAATAAGCTGAATTCCCGCGTCAACGATCACCGGGAACATTGTCGCGAAGGCTTGCGCTAGTTTAGCGACTAGATTAGCCCCCGAAGCGATAAGGCTTGGTAATTGACTAGTAATGCCACTTACGAGCTCTTGAATGATCTGTGGTCCTTTGGTCGTTACTGTTTGAAGTAACTGATCGATCTGTTTTCCGAATTGTTGGTTAATCAGACCAAGACCAGCGAGGACTAGACCCAAGATAGCAGCCGGACCGATTGACGCGAGGGCAATTCCCATCACGGACGCGATCCCACTTGTCATCATGCTCAAAATGGACATGCCTTGCGAAGCAGCGCCACCAAGCACGCCCGGGATACCGGCAATCTTGCCCGTGAAGCCCAAAATTAATCCGCCGACCGAGCTGAATACACTTGACACAATAGACCCGAGCCCCATTGTTTTCATCGCGACCGTGCCCATGACACCCGTTAGCGAAGTTAAGCCACGGACTGCCGGACCAAACGCAAGAGCACCAACGACTCCTAAAATAGCTGGTTTTAACTTAACCATTGTACTCTCAAACTTATTCGTTTGATCGTCGGTCATTTTTGTGCCGTTCAAAAACTGATTGAGGGCTGGATTCAATGAGTTTAAAGCGTCGAGAAATTTTTGAAAACCTTGAGAATTATTGATTCTATCAACTAATTTGTCAAGCCACTTAACGAAAGTTGTTAGAACAGGCAAGACAGCCGTTCCGAGTGTTTTTTGAAAAGTTTCAAAAGACCCTCGAAGAATCTCGACCGCCCCTTTTAAGTTATTCATTTTTTCGGCTGCGACTTCTGCGACTGTCACTTTGTCGATGGCGTCTTGCATTTTGTTTGCGCCATCTGCCCCCTCGTTCATCGCGATTGTTGCAGCACGAACGGCGTCCGTACCGAACATTGTCTTAAGGGCCATTTGTTTTTCAGCGTCAGTCAATCCCCCGAGTTTATCTTTCAAAACTTGAGAAATCTCTGCGAATGACTTGATCTTGCCTTCTGCTGTGAAGAATTGGTTTGAGCCGTCTTCTGTGATGATTCCCAACTCACGCATGAGATTCATTTGTTTCTCAGTTTGCGGTTGCAGATTCATCAACATAGTTTTGAGAGACGTTCCGGCGTCTGATCCCTTGAGCCCGTTTTGTGCGAAGACTGCGAGGGCGTTTGTCGTGTCTCGGAATGATAGGCCAAGACCCGAAGCGACCGGAGCGACCATGGAAAGCCCATATTTCAATTCGTGGACGTCTGTCGCTGACGCGTTAGCAGCTCCCGCGAGTTGGTTTGCTGCTTGTGTAGCTGTCATGCCGTCACGACGGAAAGCGTTCAATGCCGTTGACGTAATTTCAGCAGCTTCTTTCAAGTCAAGCTCGCCCGCTGTTGCGAGGTTGAGTGACGCGGTAAGACCACCATTGAGGATATCTTCTGTCGATACCCCAGCTTTCGCAAGTTCGCCAATTGCGTCAGCCGCCTCACTAGCGCTAAATGCTGTATCAGCTCCGGCCTTTGTTGCCGCTTTATCAAATTGAGCCATCGTTTCAGCACTTGCCCCAGTAACGGCCTTAATGTTGCTCATTTTAGCTTCAAATTCGGCGGCTGACGCAATTGTGCTCTTGATGAATCGTTTACCAAGATCAAATGCTTTATAAGCAGCAGCCACTCCGAGGACTTGTTTCAGCAAGTTCGTTGACGCGCTTGCTGCTCTGTCTGTGTGGCTCACGATACTGGTCAACGCTCCAACTGCCTTCTGTCCGGCCGTCTGGAACGCGTTCCCGAGCTTCCCGCTCACGTTGCTGGCAAGATTGCTGACGGATGACAGCACCCGCCCACCGAATGAATTCCGCACCCGATCCGCGAAGCTGTTCGCTTTCGTCGTGAGGCTGGAAAACATACTAGACCATGACGAGTTGATCGGGTTGAGCACTCTTTGGCCAAGTGCACTCGTAATACTTCCAGCCGTTGACTGGATCCGAGCTTCGAGCCGTGCCATGGAATCGCCAATCGCACCGAAAGCCGTCTTATACGAGCCAGACATATTATTTGCCGAATTAGTAAAGACCGAACCAATACTGTGGACTTTGGAACTAATTCGACCGGCCATAGAGTCGACGCTGTTGGCCATCTCCGCAAACACACTCTTTGGAGACTTGATAGCTTTCGAAATATCGAAGCTAAACGCTTTTTTGAACCCTGAATTAATCTTTGAACCGAAAGACGAGATATCGCCTTTCATTACACTAATTACGCTCTTTACTTCGTTAGATAACCGAACGAAGCCCTTTCGAATCGGGTCGGGCAATTTTGCACCGATGTTCGAAGCGATACGATGAAGTTCACCAATTGCAATCTTAACGCCACCGGTTAGCCCTTGGGCAATCTTCGAGCCCGATGGCTGGTTGCTCTTCGCTAGTCGGTTCATAAGCTCACCGACCTCGCGGATCATCTGATTCGCGCTCTTTGACGCTGATTGCGCTGCTGATTCGAACGCTTTCTTCGTCGAACTTACGACTTCGGCCATCGCCTTATCATATTCTGTCAGATCCGCACCAATTAGGGCCTCAATTGATCCATCAAATGCCATCGCTCCACCTCCTTTATATTATTTTCTGTTTTGGAAATGCTCGTTCAATCTTTCGATTTTCGCGATCAAGTCCTTTCTGTTTTCGATTTGTTTTTCTTTCTGCGGATCGAATAAGCGTTTGATCTTGTCCCGATCCTTTTTCTTGCTAAGTTTGCTGATCTCTGCCTTCTTCGCGTTTAGCGTATAGCGAAGATTAAAGGCAAGCTCGACAAGATTTTCTCGCTCTTCAATAGCGCGATAGTAAAGCCCTTCGCGTATCGCGTCGAGCTCTCTTTTCGTGCATGAATAGATTATCCTCGTGTCGGTCAATCCCAAGCGAGCGCATTCGATTAGGACAACGCGTTCTTCATCCTTCCAATTTGTGCCTCCGTTTGCTCGATCTGGAATTGCGCTGTCGCTTGGTCCTCCGCTGTCTCGGACTTCGCTTTCAAGTATTTCAAGGCCAGTTCGAGCTTCTCGATATACTTCAAAACTTTTTCGTTGAAAAAACCAGAATCCACCATTTCTTCTTCAATAGCTTTGAAAATCGGCTCGGTATTTGTAGCGTCCAACTCCTCCAATTTAAGAGCGATTGCGCTCAAGGCTTCCTCGTCTGATACTGCCTTCGCGCTTTTGCTTGCGCATAGCTTGATAAGATCCACGATTGCAGAATCATTACGTTCAACGACACGAAGGAATAAAGCACCTACGCCGTCTTCATTTGGTTTGCCGTTGTCGTCACGAGTTGAAAGTTCCTTGTTCACTTTGTACATAAGCATATAATCAAACTTGATCTCGATTGCGCGTCCTCTGACTGAAAATTCCATTGTAAAACTCCTTTTAGTTAAAAAAATAAAAGCAAAAGGGCGTTCGAAGCCCCTTTGCTTGAAAAATTAGCGTGTGATGTTGTTGTAATCGCCAGTTGTTTCGCCTGGATTTTGGTATTCGTAAACGTCGTTCAGCATTGCGATTTCTTCTGCTGACAACGGGAACTTACCATCACGAAGACGACCAACGATCCCCACGGTATAGCTCAACTCAACGAAGCTATCGACAGCGTCGTCGAATTCGATGTCGTCTGTGATCTTACCATATCCAAATTGTGCTGGATATGTATCCTTGCCGGTTGTTGTTTCTTTGACCGATTCGTCAACGACAACGCGCCAGATTTTGACTGACTCACCCGTTTTCTGTGCGTCGAGAATGACTTGGACAGAGGGATCTTTTGGTGCAAAGTATTGAGTCAACTCGATAGAGTGTTCATCGGTTGCTTTCTCAAGTAAGCGCCCTTGTTGTGTTTGCTCGTCGATGTACTCGCCACCCATGGTAGTAGATCCATCTTTACGGTAAGCCGGAAGCATTGCTCCCGTGCCTTTTTCAGCGTGGATTGACTGAATGAAATAAAATACTTTCTTACCTACGACCGGCTTCGCGATCGTAATTTTGATTTTTGCTTTGTCTTCTGCTT